AGTCGATTAACTTCCTATCAAGGATTAAATATCATTTGACTCATTCTGATAGATTTAAAGAGATATTTGGAGACATGGGGCCTAATACTGCAAGAAGATGGACTCATACAGATATAGTCCTTGCTAATGGAACTAGAATAGTAGCCGTAGGTACAGGACAGAGAGTTAGAGGTTTTATTGAAGGAGATACTCGTCCTAATCTGATTATAGTAGATGACTTTGAATCAGAATTAAATGCTTATACTCCCGAAGCTAGAGCTAAAAACAGGAAATGGATGACAGAAGCTGTAATACCTTCTTTGTCTGATGAAGGCAGAATTGCCATGATAGGAACAGTTATATCAGAAGATTGTTTCCTATGCTGGGCTAAAGAGTCTAGTGCTTGGAATGTTTTATGGTATTCTATATGGGATGATGATGAAAAAAGTATTTGGCCTGAAAGGTTTCCAAGAGACAGGATATTGGCCATAAAGGACGAGTTTTCGTCCGTAGGGAATATAAATGGATTCTATCAGGAATACATGAATATAGCCCAATCTCCAGATGATGCTCCATTTCAACCTGATTGGATAAAGATACATCATCTTGAATATGAAAGAAAACAAGGACAAAATCTTTTAATTAAAAATAAGGGTTTAGAAAATGAAGAAATCAAACCTGTTGAACTCTATACTGGGGTGGACCCTGCAAGTTCTTTGTCTGCTAGGGCTGACTATTTTGTTATTGCTACTATCGCCATTGATTCCGATAATAATAAATATATTATAGATATATATAGAGATAGAATTTCTCCAGCAGAACAGCCTCAGAAGATAATTGATACTTATCAAAAATTTAGACCTAGAAGGGTTAAAGTTGAAACTGTAGGTTATCAAGAGGCTTTAAGGACTGCAGTAAGAGAAATTATGAGAGAAGAGAATTTATATATACCAGGTTTAGAATCTGGTGTAAAACCTAGGAATAGTAAATCTGAAAGATTATTATCTTTAGTTCCCCTCTTCGCGAAAGGGACTTTTCATTTTAGACCAGAGGATATTAAAGCTCAACAAGAGTTTTTGTCTTATCCTAAAGGAAAGAATGATGATATAATGGATGCTATATGGACAGCTCTAGATGGAGCTAAGCCGTGTAGAAGGGCAGAATTTGAACTATTATCTGAGGATGATTGGAGAAATCCAAAGAAAAACCTTGATTGGATGACCATGTAATGCGTAAATTAATGTGATGGATAACACAAAAAAAGACATAGTTGACGAAACTTTAGATTTATTTGATAAATACTCCAGCAAAAGAGACAATTGGGCTCAACAAGCAAAAGAAGATAAAGAATTTAGACTAGGGAAACAATGGACTGCTGAGCAGAGAGATACTCTCGAATCAAGAGGTCAAGCTCCTATAGTTATAAATAGAATTCATCCAGCTGTTGAGTCTGCTAAAGCAATGCTCACTGCTAACAGACCTTCTTTTAGAGCAGCTCCTAGAGAAGATTCTGACAAAAAGGTAGCTAATGTTATGAGTGCATTGCTTACTTATATGTATGATATATCAGATGGCAGAAGTGTTATACGTCAAGCTGTAGATGATTACTACGTTATGGGAGTAGGATATATACATGTATATCAAGACCCTATGATGGATATGGGAAAAGGTGAGGTTTGTTTTCACGATGTAGACCCATTAGATGTGTATGTTGACCCGAATAGTCGACATAAGCTTTTTGATGATGCTGAAAATATAATAATATCAAAGTTATTTACAAAAGAACAAGCTAAACAATTGTGGCCTATGTATGCTAAAGCTATTGAAAATGCTAATGATGATTCTGGTAATAGAGTTGATTTTAATGCTCCAGATACTGGAAGGGAAGATGACGGAGAAGTTACTTTTCCTGAAGATGTAGGAAGAGTTAATGACCAGAGTTATGTAAGAGGATATGAAAGATATTATAAGGTTGATGTAACCGAATTTAGAACTTTTGAGAAGTTTTCTGGTAAGGAAGAATTATTAAGTGAAGAAGAATATGAAGCTTATGCTGAAAGACCAGCTTGGATAATTCAAGGTCAAATAGTAGTTGATGCTGAACAAGCAACAAAATTATATGAACAGCTTTTACTTCAGAGAGAACAAGCTATGGTTCAAAAAGGACTGGAACTTTTACAAGCTGGAGCTACTGAAGAAAGTGCTGAAAAAATAGCTGAAGAGGAAATTCCTGAAATAAGTTTTCAAGAAATTACTTATGGAGATTTATTAAGTCAAGGACAAATTGACATTGTTCAAATTACAAGCAAAAAGATAAAACAATGTGTTATTATAGGTGACAAACATCTTTATTCAAGAGTTTTACCTTTAGATAAATATCCTTTAATTCCTATTATGAATGTTCATACAAGAACTCCTTATCCTGTTTCTGATGTAAGGATGATAAAAGGATTACAGGAGTATATAAATAAAACACGCTCTTTGATAATTGCTCATGCTACAACTAGTACTAATACTAAAATACTTGTACCTGAAGGTAGTGTTGATATGAAAGACTTTGAAGAAAAGTGGGCTCAACCTGGAGTAGCTATTCCATATGACCCAACTGATGGAGCGCCTATGCCTGTACAACCGACTCCATTGCCAAATGAATTATATCAAAACGAATTAACAGCTAAAAATGATATTGACCATGCTTTAGGTTTATATGAGATGATGATGGGAAATTCTCAAGCTGCTCCTCAAACTTATAAAGCTACTATATCTATAGATGAATTTGGTCAAAGAAAGATGAAATCTAAGTTAGCTGATATAGAAACATCTTTGACTAGAGCAGGACAGGTTGCTATTCCATTGTTCCAACAATTATATACGACTGAAAAGATTTTTAGAATAGTTCAACCTAATAATTCAATGAATGAATATATTATTAACAAGAGATTAGTTGATGATAAAACAGGTGAAATTAAAATTATGAATGATATTACGATTGGGAAGTATGATGTTATTGTAGTATCTGGTTCTACATTACCAAGTAATAGATACGCAGAACTTGAATTTTATATGGATGCATATCAAAAGGGTATAATTGATAGACAAGAAGTTCTTAAGAAGACAGAAGTATTTGACATGGAAGGCGTCATGCAAAGAACTGATATGATTGCTCAGTTGCAGCAAGCATTACAACAGTCTCAAGAAGAAACTAAGAGACTTAAGGGAGATTTACAAACGCGTGACCGTGAAGCTGTGAATCTCAGAAAGAAAGTTGAAGTTGAGAAGTTTAAAGGAGACCTTGACCAGGTTGGTAATAAAGCCAAAGCTGCAGGTACTATCTATGAAAAACGACTTGACGATAGCTTATCCACTATTAAAACGCAGATAAGAGATTCTGCTAAACAACCTAGCTCTACTCCCTCTGGTGGAAAAGGGACAGCTAAAAGGAGAAAGAAATAATGACACAAGATAATATACATCAAGATACTCCTCAAGAAAGCACTAATGAACAGCAACATACTTCTTTAGAAGAAGCTGTTTTTGGAAGTAATCAAGGGGACTCTTCAAATATTTCTGATGTTTTTACTACTGGAAATGAAGGTAATACTGAAACAGCTCCAGCACAAGGACAACCTGAAGTAAGTACGCAAGAAGTACCACAACAACCTGTTCAACCTCAAACTAATAATGATGAGACTCGCTTTCAATATTGGCAGTCTCAAGCAGATAAGTATAAGAATGAATTAGAACAAATAAAAGCTCAGCAAGTACAACAACCTGTACAACAACAAGTTCAACAGCCTGTGACTCCTGAGCCTAAAGTTGAGGCATTTCCTGCAGCACCTGAAAAACCAAGAAAACCTAGAACTTTCAATAGAGAGGAAGCTTATAGTGACCCCAATAGTGAAAGTGCTAAGTATTTAGATGAATTAGAGGGATGGCGTGATGATACAAATGAATATAATTCGCTTAAATCTCAATATCAATCTGCTATTATTGAAGATAAATTTAATAAAATTGAGAAAGCTAGAGCTGCTGGTATAAAAAGGCAACAAGCCGCTAGACAGCAAGCTGCTCAAGTTAATGAAATTCAATCTCATGTAGTAGGACATTATGGTATGAGTGAAGCAGAATCAAAAGATTTTATGTCAAAAATGTCAAATCCTAATTCAATTACTATAGATAATCTTGTTCAACTATATAGAATGCAACAAGGTGGAGCAGCTCCTCAGGTAAATCCTGAACCTGCTAAACCTAGTGCAGCTTTCCAGCAAACTAAGAATGCACAGCAAGTACCATCTCCTATGGGAGTAATGCCTTCTGGACAATCTAATGTTGATGGAAGGACTATAGAAGATAAGATGATGGATAGTATGGTAGGGGATTTTAATAGTAAAAACCCTTGGAAGTAATTTTTAATTAACCGCCCTACCCGAAGGTCAAATTTGACAGTTGAGGACGGGCTAATTTTAAGGATGGTATATAATGGCAACAGTATATAGTAATTTGCCTTCTGCTACTGGCAGTGGTACAGCTTCCTTAGATAACACAAGAAGAGTCTTTAATTTTGGAGATAGAGTTGCAGAACTTGCTCCAAATCAAAGTCCTTTCTTTGTATATTTATCAAAGGTGGCAAAAAAAGCTACTAATGACCCAGTGTTTAAGTTTCTTGAACAAAGGCATCAGTGGCAAAGACGTAATTTTGAAATTCACACAGCATTAACTACATCAGGTGCAGAATCACATGGTGGAGCTTTTGATTCTGGTGAAGATTTAATAGTAACATGTAAATATGATGAATATGGTAAAGTAGTATCTGCATCTGAATGTAGATTTATTGTACCAGGTGCTGTATTAGCGGTTAAAGCTGATGATGGTGTTGTTTATCGATTTAAAGTAAGTGAAAGTGCTGTAGTTGAAACAGGTACTTCTGTAACAGATGATGGCACATCTTTAACTCATGATACTGATGATAATAAAACTAATATTGCTGGTGAAATGCTTACATGTGTAGGTACAACAATACCTACTGCTACAGTATTTTCTGCTGGTAATAAAGGTCAAGTTATTGGTAGTGCATGGGCTGAAGGTACTGATACTCCAGTTGGTTGGGAAGATTATATGTATGACAGGGAAGGATATACTCAGATATTTAAAACTGGTATGAATATCTTCTCTGGCACTTCTCTTTCTACTGAATACAGAGGGATTGCAAATGAATTCCAAAGAATCTGGCAAGATAAACTTATGGAACATAAGATGGATATAGAACAAGCTATGTTATTTGGCGAAGGCACAACTACTGCGGCTCAAGAAGCAGCTGGTGGTGGCGCTGCTGTTAGATTTTCGCATGGCATTATTCCTTTTACCTCAGCTAATGGCAAGGTATATAATATGTCTTATGCTTCATCTGGTTATGATGCTTTCTTAGATGCAATGGAAGATTTCTTTGCTCCTGAATCTGGTAATAGTGGTAATAAACTAGTGCTAGCTTCAAGAAAAGTTATTACTTATTTGAATAAACTAGGTAATGGAAGTTTTCTAAATAATTCTGTAGGTTCATCTCAATATCGATTAGATGTACAATCTATTCCTGGTGCTTTCGGGCATACAGTAACAGTTGTAAATACTATTTTTGGTAATTTGCATTTTGTTGCTGAGCCTTTACTAAGAGGACCATGGGAAGATTATTGTGTAGCAGTTGATATGAAAAATGTAGCTTATAGACCACTTGTGGGGAATGGTAATAGTCGTGATACCTTCATTGAAACTAACGTACAAGATAATGGCATTGATGGCAGACAAGATGTTGTTCTGACTGAAGCTGGCTTGGAAATTAGTTTACCTGAAACCCATGCAATTCTTAAGTTTTCTTAAGGGGAGGTAGATATGGCTGTAATAGGAATAACTAGTACTGCAATAACTGAAGGAACAACTCATGCTCAAGATGCTGCTTATAGTAAGTGGTTAGAAGTTGAAGAAGGTGGTGTGATATATCTCACTACTCCTACTGTAGACCCTAGTGATACTGATGCTGAAGTAGTTAGCCCAGGTATTGCTGGTTCTCTAGTAAATGGACAGAAGCTTATTGTGGGATTTAATACTACAACAGCAGGTGCTAATGAAGCGTCTGATTTTCATATTGATGGTTCTATCGATGGTAAAAACTGGGTAATGATTGGTTCATCATTAGATGACGATACAGAACCTAATGTAGAAGGTGTTCAACTTTATACAGTTGATTTATCTAGTTATACTTTACCATGGTATAGACTTGCATGGAATGATGGAAATGACGACATTACTAGTTGGCAAGGTAAATTCTTTGTTGGCGGTTTAGCTGGCGGAGGAAATGTTGGAATAGGTACAATTGGTGGAGTAGGTGCTGACCCATCGTAGTAAGTGGTTAGTTTAATAATCGTATATGGGGCTTCGGCCCCATATGCATAACTTTAAGGAGATTTTATGGCAGGTGGATATGCGAGTAGATGGGTTACTTTAGGAGCCCAAGGAGATAATCCAGTTAATTCAGGGACTGATGGTGGTTTTACAGAAAGTACAGCAATTACTAGTTTCTTGCCTAATACTAGTGTAATTAAAACTACTACTGGAGCTAGTGGTATAGATTCCTATGCTAGACATGAATGTGATATGTGGTTAGTTGATGGAGCTGACACAGGAACTGCACCTTTTAATTGGATGATTGATGGAGATATGACTATAGTTTTCAATGGGACTGGAGGAGATATGGGAGCAGATTCTGGAACTGTAGCAGTTGAAATGCAAGGTTCAGTAGATGGAGCTCATTGGATTGATATGGTTGATATAGGAGATTGGGTTACTGGAGGAACAAGTACAGTAGCAGGGCATTTAGTGTACGATTTTGATGCTAACGGAAAAATGCCTTTTATGAGGTTGAAATTAGATGCTGGTGGAACTGGAAATAATCAGAATACACCTTTTAAAATAAATATATTTATGCACAATGGCTAGTGTTACTGTAGCCAGCAATAACAATTTTGGTAAGTGGGTTCCTTATTATAACAAAGCCTTTAATTTAGGTAAGGTAGCTGATGGAACAGGCTCTACAGATGGAGAAATTTATATAACCCAAACAAATGGGTCGTCTCAATTAGACCATGATATTGGAATGACAGGTTCTTGTGATAGTGAATTAAATTGTGATTTTTATTATGAAATTATAATTGAAACAGATGGTGGAAATGATTATTTTTATGTTAAAAAATATTCTTTAACTGGAAGAGAAATAGATACAATATATGCTACTGAAACTGGTGGAAGTGATGATGGTAGATTTTGGGAATTTGGTAATACACATGCCGTGTCTATAGATGAAGGTGTTCAAGTTTTCTTTGAAGATAATCTTAATTATGATAATGGAGATATATATAAGGTAACTCTACCTAGTAGAGAGACTATGGTAAGAAGAAGAATATATCATGGAGGATATTCTACTTTCACAAGAATGCCTTATACAGAAGGAATAGCTTATCATACTGATATTATTCCTACTAATTTAAAAGGTAGAAATATGACTGTTATATTTAATCCTCCAGTTGAATCTAATATGGCAGGTGTTACTAATTATGGTTTAGGTTTAGAGATGTCACATGAAGATAATGGTGGAAATAAAGCTGTAAGTTTAGCTTTGGAATGGAATCTTGATAGAAGTGGAGCTAATAGTATAACTGCTCCCACTACTTCTACATATGATTTTCCTGCTAATGAAACATGGCAATTAGGTACTATGTTTATGGATGATATTCAGCCTTCAAGTAATACCGATACTCCTGCAATAGGACATATGCCAAGTAGCGATGTTGACCCAGAGAATGCTACTACAGGTAGTGCCCAAAGATTAAATGTAAGTGTGGCTGGAAGAGCAGGAATTGCAAAAATGTCAATTCATTATGCAAGTGGAACTGGAGGTCCAGCAATAACTGCTCATAATCAATATTGGAAAATAATTTTAATGTTAAGTTAATAAAAGGAGAAAGAATGGGTAATTCAGTAAGAAAACATATTAATCTAGTAGGAGGCGGTTCTGCTGTAGCAGCAGCTCCATCTCGTAAAAGAAAAATGATTTCTAAATCAAAATCAAGAAAAAGTGACGCAGCAGGTACTAAAAGAGGAAGAGGTACAGCTAGAAGTTCTAGATAATGGCTAAGAAATTAGCAAATAGATTTTCAACTAGTGTTGGGAATCCTTGGCATAGTCAAGTAAAACCCGATACTAGAAGAAAATTAAATACAGACAAAAAAAAGGGTAAAAAATAATGGCTGATGGTGGAACAATAGCTCAAAGAATCACAGATTTAATAGGTTCTGAATATTCTACTAATGCTGCATATGCAGGAGATTTAATTAATTCTGCTATCAATGAAATTGCAGATATGGTATCTGAGGATTTATTATTAAAATATTCCAAGACTCCAGGTGTTTTAGAATCTAATTCTGAATGGTTAGTGGAAGATAGAAAGATTTTAAAAGTTAC